AGCGTTTACACAATGCGCGCCGCCTACGCAACGCGCGGCATTAAGTAGGGGTAAACCATGAGTGAAGTCAAAACACCGTCCGGTGCTATTGCAAACGTGATGGAAGCCGGTTTTATTGAGGCGATGAAACTCAATAACGCCGTGCTTTCCGCGTTTGCGCAACACGGATTAAAAGAAATGGATATTGTCAAGGCGCTGACTAGCGCGCGTGACGGAAGTATTCTTGACAATACCGTTGACCTGAATGCGCTCTTGATGGGGGTTGCGGGTGTTATTGCGAATGAAAACGTGCACGCCGCGCTCTGGCCGTGCTTAGCAAAGTGCACCTATGAGCGTGAAAAAATAACGCTTGCTACGTTTGAACCTGCTAACAAGCGCGGTGATTTTTACAGCGTCGCGCTGGAATGCGTTAAGGTGAATCTGCTCCCTTTTTGGGTCGGTCACCTTTCGTCGTTACTTGGTACAAGCAAGGTGACAACCACAACCACCCTAGAATAGAAATTCTTGACAAGGAATTGTTTCACGCAATTCAACTGGCAAAACAAGGATTTTATGGAGGCGACCCACAAAAAGTGATGAACGCCCCTATCGGGATGGTCTTAAATCTGATACATTACGAATGTTTTGTGAAGAATGTTGAAACCGCTTACCGTGAGTTAAACCGTGAAAGTAGCTGAAATTTTTGCCGCGCTAGGTTTTGAAGTAAACGAAACAGGCGCTAAAGAATTTGAAAAAAAGCTGGATGACGTTGCTAAATCAGCGTTCAAAATGTCGCTGGCTGTTGCCGGGGCTATTTTTTCGATTGACCGATTTTCGGAAACCGCAACCCGCGCGTCTGTTGCGATTGGTAATTTTGCACTGCAAACCGGTTTATCAGCAGAAAAGTTGCAGAAATGGCAGTATGCTGCAAATATGTCAAACATGGCGATGGACGCGGACAATGTGACGGGTTCGATCAAGGGATTGCAGCAAGCATTGCTTGAAGTTCGCATGGGTGGCGGCAACCCTGAGGCGTTTAGATGGTTGCGTGTCGATCCGCGCGCAAAAGACGCATACACCGTGTTAGAACAGTTGCGCAAATCGGTCAAAACACTTGATCCGGCGTTTGCCAGCATGTACCTAAAACAAATCGGGCTGAATGAACAATGGTTGAATGTTTTAACAAAAACCGATGAAGAATTCAACCAGCTGATGAACACCGCGCCTGTACGCAGTAGCGCCTATATTAAAAGTATGGAAGCGATTGGTCGCATGTCGCGTGAGTTCCGCATGCAGTTTCGTTTGTTAATGGAATCCGTTGTCGTAAAAGGCTTGCCGCAATTAAAAAAGTTTTACGAAGCTTTGGGTTCCGGTCTAGGAATGCTGACCAATATCACGGAAGGCGCAATAAAGGTCGCTGATAAATTGATGAATATCTGGAAAGGGATGCCGGAATGGGTGCGTGCGGTCGCGTCTGTGATCGGAGTTCTTCGCTTTCCTTTGGCGGCGCTGTTGTTAATTTTGGACGATGTGGCGATGTATGTCAACGGCGGTGATTCGGTCATCGGAAGGTTGATTGACAAAATCAGCAATATTCCGCTTGTTCGACGAATGATGGACATGGGTGATTTATTTGACAAAAGTCAAAATGAAGAAAGATTTAGCAACCTGCGAAACATGATTACCGGCAAAAAGGAATCACCTAAACCCGAACAATACACCAGTGACACATTGCCACCGTTGCCGATGAACGGCGACGACGCTGCCGCGCGCATTGAAAAAGAAGTGTTGAAAACAGTGGTTCCGCCTGTAAACTGGATGCCTTCCGACGGGTCAAAGGAATCCGACATCCGCAGCCTTTTTGATGATCCAAGTTACGCCGTGATTCCAAAACCTGACACACTTCGTTCACATGCGTCAAACGTTACTCAAACAAACACGATCAACGTGCACGGAAGCGGTGACCCGCAAGCAACCGCTGACGCCGTGACAAACAGCTTGCAACGTCAAATGAATCGTGCCACCGCTGGTATGAACAACACGGTAAACTACTGATGAGCGAAGACATCTTAAAAACAGTCGGTCAAGTAAAAGACGCATTCAGTAAATACATTGTGCGCCCTATTAACGCGTTCGGTTTAGGTGGCTTTGTTTTTGACGTTGAAGGCGATTCTTCGGCTGTTTTAAGCGCTGACATCACGGATCATTATACCGAAAACAACAGCTCAATTCAGGATCACATTGCGCTGCGACCTAAGCGCGTGACGCTTTCAACGTACGTAGGTGAACTTGTTCACAGGCGCGACGGTTCGACGGACACTTTTGCGCAAAAACTTTCACGCAAATTGAACGTGGTTAATTCATATTTGCCGCAATTTACATCAGGAATGCAACAAGCGTTTGAACTTTCAAACAAAAACCGCGAAGAAATCACTTTCGATTCAGCGTTGCGCAATGCCGCTGACATTTGGGGTGTAGTGAAAAACTTGAATCCACCTGTGCCGCGTCAGCAACAAGCGTATATGTATTTTAAAGCGCTTTTTGAAACAAAACAGCTTGTCGCGCTGCAAACACCATTTGAATATATGACCAACATGGCTATCGAAAACCTTGTTTCGACTCAAAGCGAAGAAACCAACACGGTGACAAATTTTTCCATTACGTTAAAAGAAATCCGCCGTGTTTCGGTTAAAAATGAGGCTTTTGAATTTGTACGCCAGCTTGATCCTACCGCAGCACAACAGCGCACGGAATCAACGAACGGCGGGTCAATTCAAGGGTCACCGCGAACAAGTTCTGTACTTTTAGAACCTGTTCAAAAGTGGGGGATTTTAAATTGAGGCAGTTAACTACATTGACGGAATCTTCGCGTCAACGGTATGACGTAACCACCGAAGACGGCGTTGCATTTGTGCTATCACTTGCCTACAATCCGCGCACTTCGGCGTGGGTGTGCAGTTTCACGTACGGTTCGACCATCATTGACGGCATCACGCTCGTTGCGTCACCTAATTTGCTTCGTCAATGGCGAAACGTTATACCGTTCGGCCTCGCGTGCGTGGTGAATGACAATCTTGATCCGCTATATATCAATGATTTTACAACACAGCGCGTCATCCTGTACGTGCTAAGCGCAAGCGAAACAACGTTGATCGAATCGGAGGTTTTTGCGTAATGAAATGGATGCGCAACTACAGGCTGCGGATTGAATCAATCACGGAAGGCATCGACATCGTGATTGAATCGCCTATCACGTTGCAATTTACTATTCAGCGCAATCGCGCAGCAAGTTTGAACAGCGCTACACTGGCGGTGTATAACCTTGCACGTGAAACATACAAAGACATTTTTCAAGATAGGTTCACCTATTATCAAGGCAAAAACGGTGAACTAGCGTACCGTCAATTGATTCTTGAAGTTGGTTACGGCGGTGAATATATTGAAATTTTCAAAGGTAATTTGTTGGAATCTCGCACGCAGCGTCAAGGTAGTAATCTGGTCACATTGATCGACGCACAGGACGGTGCGTTTGATACCGCTACGACGAAAACGTTCAAAACGTTTGAAGCCGGAAGCATGCAGGATTTGCTAAAAGGGCTGATAGGCGAATTCCCAAATCTTAACATCGGCGCAGTTAGTGAAAAGCCGGATACATTCGCCCGCGCGGTAACAATTAACAGCAACACATGGGATGCAATACGTTTATACAGTAACAACACCGCGTTTGTAGATATGCAAACGGTTCATATTTTAGAGCCGAACGAAGTCATTGCGGTAGAAGGTGCTAGTCCCGAAGTTGAAACTGGTCTAGCCCCGTTGATTGCGCCAGAAACAGGTTTGCTTGGTACGCCTCGCAAGGAAAATAATTTCATCACTGTCGATACTCTCTTAGAACCGCGCATCTTGATGGGTCAATATGTGATGCTTCGGTCAGATGTAATACCTATTTACAACGGCGTGCACGCGGTGTACGCTGTAACGCATTCAGGCATCATTTCAGGCGCGGTGGGCGGTGAGTGTAAAAGTACGTTCGGCCTGCTTGTATCTGACGCGTATTATGGTAAATTAAAGACAGTGACCCCTAACAAAGTACGTGTTAATTTGGACGCACAGGCATGACAATCACAAAACAAATCGCGCCGCCCGACCTTCCGGCCACACTGGATGAAGCTGCTCGCGCAATAAAAGTGTCGCTGAATTGCGTGCAAATCGGGATCATTGAATCATTTGATTCAGCGCGACAAGTCGCAACAGTTCAAATTGCTATGAACCAACTGCGTGAAATAAAACCCGACGGTACAAAAGTAATCGAACAGTACCCGCTGATTAAAGAATGCCCCGTGCATACAATGTTTGGGGGCGATTCTTTTATCAACATGCCTGTTCGTGCCGGTGATAATTGCCTTGTGTTTTTTAACGATCGTTCAATTGACCAGTGGTTGAACAAAGGCGGTACGCAGTTGCCTGACACATCGCGCGTCCATGACATCAGTGACGCGATTTGTCTTGTAGGTATTCGCCATTATCAAAACAGTATTTCGCGCTTTTTGGCGGATGGTATTCGGATCAGTTTTTCAGCAAATAGTGAAATTGATTTAACAGAAGACGCAATTGACTCCGTTGCCGATTTATTTACGCATACCGGTAATTTTCGGGTTGACGGAAACTTTTATATAACCGGCGACATGTACGGTGAAAACGGTGCAGGTGAATTGAGTATCCGCACTGATATTCGTCAAGCTTCGCCCTATTCAATTCATGCCGGAAACGGCGCAAACGGTACGTTCAACGTAGTCACAGTAGTTGACGGAATTGTGGTGAGTGGGTCATGATTTTTAGACGACTTGATCAGAATAATGACTGGACTTTTGGGGCTGGTTCCGGCAACTACGCATCACGTGATGAAGCAATAGGTCTGAATGTAAAAACCAAGCTGTTGAGTTGGTTAAACGATTGTTTTTTTGATTTGGCGGAAGGAATTGATTGGTACAACAGGCTTGGTTCAAAAAATCAGCGCGAATTGCTAGAAGCTGACTTACGGCGCAAAATTACTCAATGCGACGGCGTGACCGGTATTTTGTCATTTGACATCACGAGTTTTGCAGAGCGCGAATTCAATGCGAAATATGAAATCACAACACGCTATTCACGCTTATTCCGTGACAGCATTGTAACGGGGGTTTAGATGCCGGACATTATTGATGAAAGTGGCATAACAGTTTCAACTTTGCCGGAAACTGTAGCGCGTTTGACAACTGGCATGCAAGCCATTTATGGGGCTGACATCAACGTTGATTCAAATTCGCAAGATGGTCAAATGATAAACCTGTATGCACAGGTTGCACAGGATATTCGCGAACTGGCCGTTGAAATATTTAACAGCTTTGACCCTGATGTCGCGCGCGGTAGCGTGCTTGATCAGCGTGTAACTATTAACAACATTGAACGGCGCGGCGGAACTTTTTCACTGATTTCTATTGATATTGTGACCGACCGCACAGTGTCGCTGCAAGGTGTTGACGCAAATTACGATGACATTAACGCGGTGGGCTTTACCGTGCAGGATGCGGTCGGCAATCGTTTTATTCTGGTTGATTCAGAAACGTTTGTTGCAGGCACTTACAGTCGAAATTTTCGGGCGCAACAGTTGGGCGCGGTTAACGTTCCGGTCAACACTGTAACACAGCAAGCCACTGTCGTGCAAGGTGTCGTGTCTGTAAATAACCCTAGCGCTTTAATAGAAATCGGCGCGAACGAAGAAATTGACCGTAATTTGCGCATTCGCCGCCAGCGGTCACCTTCTCTGTCTTCAAATGGGTTTTTAAACGGGCTTGAAGCAGGTGTGGGCGCACTGCAAAATGTCACGGATGTGAAGGCTTATGAAAATGTTGACGACATTGTTGACGCTAACGGCATCCCTGCGCACGGCACATGGTTAATCGTTGAAGGCGGTGCAAACACAGAAATTGCACAGGTGTATTACAGTAAAAAAAGTTACGGAAGCAACATGAAAGGCGCGGTAAGTGTAAATATCACCACGCCTAGCGGCGGGGTGTTTGTTGCCAAATTTGACCGACCCACGATTGAAAACCTTTATGTGCGTTTTGACATCAAACGTACTATTTCGACCGCAACATTTGATCAGGCGCTTATCAAACAATTGATTGTTTCAGAAATTGCGTACAGCATAGGACAGTTTGCCGAAACGTCTTCTTTGACCGCGCAGGCGGTAACGGCAATCAACGCAACGGGCGGCGGCGGTGTTCCTATCAATATGGAAATTTCAAAAGACGGCGTGACATGGTTTGATTTCTTGCAAACAACAACGCTTGACCGTAAATTCGGGCTGGACGTTTCGCGCATCACAATCACAGTGGTTTCTTAATGGATGAATTAATCGCATATTATGTCAATTTGCTGATTGTTCAATACAACGGGCGTCCAAAAGCACGTGCGACAATTGAACTGTTTACGCGCGAATTGCTTGCAAGTAACATATTCGATCAAATAAAAAACGCCTACGACATTGAAAATGCAGTCGGTAAACAACTGGACGTGATCGGCAAATATGTCGGAATTGATCGGTATTACAAAGACACGGAACTCACAGATTTTTTTGCGTACACGGACTATGTAGAATCAAATCCCGACACGTTGGAAAAATACGGATTCAGTAATTATTCACAACCCGTAGCGCCTCAGTTTAACGGGACACTAACCTATGATTCTGTAATTGCAAAAGATTTCAAACTAAATGATGACGATTACAGAACCTTATTAAAACTTCGCATCGTGCAGAATTATTCAAACAGTTCACATGAAAGCATTGACACAAGTTTATTTCAATTTTTCGGCTTGAATATTATTCCTGATTCTGAAGGCGACATGAAAATGTATTACTTCATTCGCGCGCCTAGAACAGAAATTATGCGGGCGGCTGTTTATAAAAATGTATTGCCTAAACCGATGGGAGTCAAAATTCTGTATTTAATCAATTACAGTGACCCGATTTTCGGTTTTGCTACATACGACGCAACACCATCTTCAATTCAAGGATTTACTACATACATTGACTATGATACAAAAGTGGGTGAAACACTTACTTACACAAAACTATTTTAGGAACGGCGAAACATGGCACGAATTCCGCGTAAATTTCGTAAAATATTTGCGTCGGCTGCAAGCAACAACGGTCAATTTGGAAGCGGGCAAGCAGGCACAAAAATTTTAAGTTCTGACCCTGACGTGATTCAAGCGTTGCCAGCTTACGAAACGGGCTGGAATTCTGCGACACTTGGTTCGCGCATGTTTCCGGCGCTTGAAGAAATGCAGAGTCAAGGTTTTCTTGACAGTCGAGATATAGCGTATCTGTATCAAGAAGGAATTCCGGAATATAACGCCCAAACGTCATATTATCAGTACAGCATTGTCAAAAAAGCTGGCACCTATGAATTATACGGTTCCATCATAGACGACAACCTAGGGAATCCGCTACCGGTTGCCGTCAACAACGCAAACTGGAAGTTTTTGGTCGATTTATCATTGCCAAACAACACCCCTTACGGTGTAAGCACAAACAGCGGCAACGCGTACGCGGTGACCACTACCCCCACCATTACTACACTGCCCGTCGGCAAATTGCTTTTAGTAAAATTTAACGCTGCAAATACCGGCGCGGCCACTCTCAACCCTAACGCGTCCACCGATATACCGCTGCGTGTAAATAACGCCGCACTAGTGGGTGGTGAAATTAAAGCCGGTGCTGTTTATCCTGTTATTTACGACGGTACTGTTTTGCATTTGTCCGGTGCTAATCCTATTTACGCGGACAGCGCGCAAACCATAGCAGGTGTTCTCAGTGATCGTGCGGTTACGCCCGCCGGGCTGGCCACATTGACGACTACAGAATCTCGCCGGGGTTTAGTCGAACTTGCAACAGCGGCGGAAACGGTTGAAGGGCTGGACACAACCTGTGCAATCACGCCTGCTGCTCTTTTGGCAGCGTTTGACCAGCAAAGAGCGCCTACCGGATTTGTGACTTTGCCCGGTGGAATTATCATTCAATGGACGTATATCACGGCGTTTACAGGCGGTTCTGTAACATGGACGTTCCCTAAGGCTTTCACCACTCAAGTTTTTATCACGCTCGCGTCGAATGATTCAAATAATATACAATACGCGGTCGGAGCGACTCCGATTTCTTTGACTCAAGCACTTGTGACAAGCTCGCTGACAAGCTCGCCTGACAGTATATACGTTCTTGCAATAGGATATTAAATCATGCCGAAATTAATTAGAAAATTACAAAAAGTTTTTGCAAACAATTCCGGTCGCAACGGTCAGTTTGGAAGCGCGCAGGCAGGTACTAAACTGCTGACGAATGACGTTGAGTTATTGCAGGGTTTAAGCGCTTTTGACAACGGCTGGAATTCAGCAACAATCGGGTCAACCAAGTTACCCACACTTGAAGAAATGCAAGGATTGCAATACGTGCTTAGTTATCAAGTGGCGTACATATTGCAGGCAGGAATGCAGGAATACAACGCGCTGACTACATATTATATAGGTCAAATTGTTCGTGAAGTTGACGGTACAAAATTATATGAATCTATTGTTGACGATAATACCGGCCAATTATTAACAAACGCGACGAAATGGGCGCTGCTGTGCGATTTAGCGACAGTGCAGCCAAAAGACAACTACACCGCTACAACATCGCCTACCGCTGTAAACGATTCATCACAGGGTTACAGCGTCGGTTCAAA